GCACCAGAGCTGTAAGTGCTTTGGGTTTGCGGCCTAAGTCGCCTTTCATATCGCCCTTGTCAAACTGATCTACATCTGTAGGTGTAAGTAACATGCCTAAACTATCAATTACAAACAAAACTTTGGGACGATCTTCATCCGCCATAGCCTTGTAATCTTTCATAAAACTACTAATAGTCTTTGCAACATCATCAATCATGCTCATGCTAAGTTTAAGCAGTTTGCTTTCATCTGTATCCACACCCAGTGCATGTAACCAGGCTTCGTCCAGTGCATTTTCACTATCAATAAGCACAACAAAAATGTCTTGCTCTTGTGCATTCTTTACAATGTTCGCACTGGCAAAGTAACTTTTGCCTGCACCTGATTCTCCAGCAAACACTGTTACCTTACCCATAGGCACACCTTTGTAGAAGTCGCCACTGATAAGATAGTTTAGTGCATGGTTTCCTGTGCTGATCCAGTCAGTAGGATCATGAAAACCTACACTAAGTCCGTCAATGCTTTTAGTAATGTCCTTGCGAAATTTACTCACGTCAAAGGGTTTAGCCATATTATATCTCCAATTTTGTAAAGAAATGCGGGGAGGGTATTAGCCCTCCCCTTTATTACTAAGCCTTTTGACGGCTTCGTATCATTGCAAGAATGTCTTCTGCACTCTTGCCACCAGTATCGCCTGTTGGCGTTTCTGCTACTGGAGCAGGTTCTGGAGCCGCTTCTGCTACTGGAGCAGGTGCTACTTCTTCTACTACTTCAGCCGCTGGTGTTGGCGCTGGTGTTGCCACTGGTGCAGGTGTGTCAGACGTAGAGGAACCTGCAGGAGCATCAACTCCATATGGACGGTAATACTGTCCAAAACGCTCAACATCATAAGCCTCGCCATCTACAGATGCTTCAAACATCTCTTTGATAGCGTTTAGTTCTACCTCGCCTGGGCGTTTGGGTAGAAAATCTGCTAAGTTGAACAATCCAAAGGAGTCAATTGCGCCTTTCTGTGCCTCTGTTAGTGCAGTCTCCTTGCGAGCCCACTTGCTAGTGGAGTAGTCAGCGTACTGTCCCTTGGTTGTTTTAGTAACACGGAAGTCAAGTCCTATGTCATAATCTGTGGGAAGTTCCTGAATATCAGGATCCATAAGTGCATCCTTGATAAGATTAAAGATGCTGGGACTAATAACAAACCTACGAATTGGATTATCAGGTTCAGTATCCTCTGCAAGAGGATTTTCTGTTACAAAGCCCTGAAATATATAACTACGCTTTTTCCAGTACTTACGACCCATCTCCTCAAGACTTGAGTCCTTGAACCAGCCACGTACTTCTGATAGTACTGGACAAGTATCGTCCCACATTTCTACGCATGGGACCTGAACTGTAATTTGATTGGAGTGGTCTCCCTTTACGCCTGCAAAGGGCAAACGAATCATAAGACGCTCTTTCCAAAAGAAAGTGTTTGATTCGTCTTGATCTGGAAGGAAACGCAATACTGCTGTTGAACCTTCTGGGATATTCCAATGTGGGAAGATTGCGTTGTCGCCGCCGCCTGTTCGCTCTGAACGAGTCTCTTGTGCTTTTAGTTTTGCACGGATTTCTGCTAAAGATGCCATAATGCCTGTTCTCCTTTTTGCCTATGTTTAGCCTGTTGTATGCCTAAGATACATACCATATTGTCAACACCCTTGTTAACATCTATATAGTATATAACGTATGTATTTATACAGTCAAGTGTTTCTTTGCAATTTTCTGATAAAAAAAGAGGCCAGCGCCGGGGGCGATGCTGACCTCTTTAAAAGGGCGGGGGGTGTTCCCTCCCTTGGGGGCTTGATTAGTTTAGACTTTCTAGATATTTGCCTATCTCGTCTCTGAGTTTTTTCTGGTACCCTTGCTCGCCTTCTCTAATGCCAAAGTTACTGTTTGCTGTTGACCCTACGCCTGCTGCCTTTTTAAGCCATTCAATGCTTTCATCATATTCAGCGGGCTCATTGCTTACCTGCTTTCTTACTGCCTTTATATCTTTTACACTAAATCCAGTTGCTTTACTGATTTCTTCGTCGCTCTTGCCATCTTCGATCATCTCTTGAATCTCTAGGTGCTTATCGCTCATCTTGCCTTCGACTTTATATTTTTTACCGTCTACTTCGAACTCATCCTCACCATCTTCTTTTGCTTTGGCTAGCTCTCCTGAAAACTTATTACCTTCGTTAGGCTCTTCGTCAAGGTCTACTTCTTCCTTTTGTGTAATATCTAAGCGTTCCATTGCTTTCATAATAAAAGGTCTTGCATCTGCTTCTGGATTTTGATCTCCAGCATCCATTAATGCGTCATATAATTCATCGTCTCCAATAAATTCACCTATAACATTAATTGCATCTTCTCCGCTACCACCAAGTGGAATAGGATTTTTAAGTAATTCTACAAGACCCTGTACCTTTTCAGCTGAGTCTGGTAGTGCCCAGGTGCCTTCCTCAATGGACTCGTCTTTCTTTTCTTTATCTTTGAGTGCTTTTTTCATTGGCTCGTCTTTGTCGCCATCTTTATCAAAGTCCAAGTAGTCTGGCTTTGCTTTCTCGCCAATAATATCAGACATTGAATCCTCATACTCTTGCATGGGATCATACTCTGCTGACTCTACATCTTCTTTGGGACCTTCCACTGCTCGTGGTTGTGTGATAGCCATTTTTACAAGGTCAACTGCTTTTCTCTTTTCTCTTTTATACTCATCTGGATCCACAGTTCTGAGACCAAATGCTGTGCCTTCTGATCCAACAAGCTCTCCCATCCTAGCAGCAAAGTTTTGCACTTCATCATCTGTTGCACGGTCTGCAATATCATTAAGTGTGAAGCGTAGCATTGCATTAACTTGCTCTTGCTTAGGCAGGCTTTTAAGGTCCATGTCCTGATATGTCCATTTACCACCTGGCATTAGGTTGAGTTTTTCAGGAACTTCAAAGTCTCCAATACCCATGTCGTCAGTATCGAACTCTAAGTAGCCCATTTCTTCTGAGCTTGTTCCTGCAAATTGTGCGTCACTGCCCCAGGCACCCATTTCTTTACCATCTGCATCAGTGGCTGTTGCTCCTGATTCATCTCCAGATACTGTAAATCCACGGCGTTCTGCTTCCTTTTTCCACTTGGGATAGGTGTTAAAATCTACATCGCCTTCTTTTTCTTTAATCTTCATTGCACGGCTTACTGCACCAAGACTGCCTTCCAATCTGTCGTCAAATACTTCCCGTGTTAGCTTTGTGCGTAGGTCGTTGATGTCATCGTCTTCAACTTCAATTTCATGTGGCTCATAGCTCTCAAAATAGTCTACATAGCCTTTTTGTTTACTAATGCTTTCTAGTGTACTCTTCAAACCATAGTAACGATCAGTTGCAAGGTCAATGATCTCCTGGCTATCTTCAGTAACATAGTCATCTCGTTTAACACCTCGGACAAAGGTTTTAAGTTCGCTCATTTCCGCCATGATCTCTGAAATGTGCTCTCCGTATTCGTCGTTCTGATATCCACCGTTACTTACATGGCGAGCCATTGCTCGAGCCCCTGGTAGATAATTGTTCTCAAACCGCAATCTCTCACCTAGTGAGTTTTCTATATAAATTGCGCTAATATTTCTGCTGCGACTTCCCATTTTTTCTTCGTCTACAGTCTTAGTGTGCTGAACAATAAGTTTTGCACCGTTTAGGTCCTGATAACTTTTTTGTCTGCTACCGTATAATTTACTTTCCATGGCCATGGCATCCTTGCTTTTGTTTTGTCCTACCAAGAAATCAAAGTCTCCTTTGTCCAATCTAGACTTTGTAATGTTCTTTGCTTCGTAGTTTAACATGTTTTGTGAGCTAAAAAATCTTAGATCTTTGAGGAAATCATACCATTTAGTTTTTCCTTCTCCATCTGCGTCTTCTACAATATCGCTTTTAAAGTAAACTTTAAGTGCTCCTTCGTCAAGTATACTAACAACTACACTTCCGTAGTCATTTGCACCTTCTGTAAATTGAAATTCAAAGAACACTGCTTCTTCTGGAACAAGTGTTTTTGCACCGTCGTCTCTGCCCATTGTTAGGCTGTTAAACTTTCCACGAAGTCGCTCGTGTAGATCTTTTGATAATGCGCTCATATTGTATTTATTAAACTAAAACAAAAGGCATTGGGTCCCTGGTAAAGTCATTACTGTCTCTGATTTGGC